GCAGGGCGCTTCACGAAGCCATGAAGCGCCCTGCGTCCTACTATGCCAACCCGACTCTCCCTGACGCGCCCGTCCTCACGCAAGTTCGTCCGCACGGCAAGCGCGGCATGACTGGCGATCTCGCCGGGACGAACCTGTCCTACGCCCAGAACAATGATCGAACCTTCACAGTCCTCTTCTTCCGAGACGAAGTTCCAGACCCCGCTCGTGGGGCTTTGGTCGTCCTATCTGCGACCGAGGGTTACTTCGTTGACAACGTGGAACTGCCTGATGGCTTGACCGTGACTGCCAACGTCACCGTTGCGGACGCGACCGATCTTGTCGGGCGAACGCTGCCCGGTGAACTGGTTTGAGCGGTCTTTACGCCTTCTTCGCTGACGTAATTGAAGTAGACCTGCTAGACGGGATTGGCAACGATTCGCGCAAGTTGGCCGCAGTCAAGGCGCTGAATACCGCCGCACGGGATGGCCGGGCGCAAGCCGCCCGCATGATTCGGGCCAACGTGAACTTCCCGGCCAGCTACGTTGGCCCCGGCGATAAGAGGCTCTACGTCTCCAAGAAGGCCACGCGCGGCGATCTGGAAGTCAAGATCACAGCGCGAGGCCGCATCACGTCCTTGGCCCGGTTCGTCCAAGGCAACCCTACGCCCAATGCTGCTGGGGTCTATGTCGAAGTGCAGCCCCACAAGGTTGTTCACCTGAAGCGGGCCTTCGTCATCCGGCTGCCGCAGGGTGCCAACAGCGTCACAGACACCGCCCACAACCTCGGTCTTGCAGTTCGCTTGAAGCCCGGCCAGCAGTTGCGGAACAAGCTGTCCTCTCGGCGTGTTGCCAGTGGCCTTTACGTCCTCTATGGTCCATCAGTAAGTCAGGTCTTCCGGGCGAACGATGACACTGGCGTCGCCAATGAAATGGCCCCCGGTGTCGCCGATCATCTTGTGGCCGAGTTCCTGCGTCTTCTGAAGGTTTGATCCATGACCCTGACCTACCCTCTTCGCCTCGAAGTCCAGCGCCGTCTGACGACGCTGCTGAAAACGATCACGGTCGCAAACGGCTATGCCGTGGAGATCGGCGAGAACGTGTTCCGGGGCCGGGGAGTCTTCGGGGACGAGACCCCTCTTCCTGCCCTGTCTATCCTTGAAGTTCCGATCCCGCTCGACCAGCTTCGTCCGCCAGAACCCGCGCCCCTATCCTCGGGCGGCTGGGAACTTGTCGTCCAAGGCTGGGTCAAGGACGACAAGGTAAATCCGACGGACCCCGCTCATGTCCTTCTGGCCGACGTGAAACGGTGCTTGGCCGCCGAGATGAAGAAGGTAAACTGGTCCAAGCCCACGGACGGAATCTTGGGGCTTGGCCGGTCAGTAACGAAGCTGTATATCGGGGCAGGAGTCGTCCGTCCGCCCGAAGAAGTGTCGGCCAAGGCGTATTTTTGGTTGACGATCACTCTGGACTTGGCAGAAGACTTGGAACATCCTTACGACGAATAATTCGCCGTCTCAGAAACCACGAAAGGCTACATCATGGCAAATTACACTTTGGGCCGGGGAAAAGTTCACTTCTCGCGCTTCAAGTCCGGCACCACGATCCCGGCGGGCTTCTTCTATATCGGCAATACGCCCGAGTTTTCGCTTAACATCGAATCCCAGACGCTCGACCATTATTCGAGCGACGAGGGTATTCGCGAAAAGGATGATTCGGTGCCGCTGGAAGTCAACCGTTCCGGTTCGATGACTACTGACAATATCGACCCCAAGAACGTGGCGCTGTTCTTCTTCGGCGATGACTCGACTGTTGTCCAGACCGTAGTAACCTCGGATGAAGAAGTCCTGACGGACATCATCGCGGGGCACAGTTACAAGCTGGGCGTGACGACCTCGAACCCTGCCGGTTACTTCGGCATCGACCCCGCAGGCTTTGCCGTCGCCACTTCGCCGGGGGCCGTCGCCCTAGTCGCAGACGTGGATTATACGATGGACTTCGATACCGGCGTCATCTCTTTCATCAGCACTTCGGTAATCGCTGTAGAGGGGGCTGATATTGGCGTGACTTACGCAGTTCTGGCGTCCACCCGCAGCCGGGTGATCTCTGGTTCCGAGCCAGTCGAAGGCGCGATGATGTATGTCACCCGTAACCCGAAGGGCACCGATTGCGTCTATTACCTGCCTTACGTCAAGATTACTCCGAACGGCGACTATGCCCTGAAGGGTGACGAGTGGCAGACCATCCCGCTGACTCTAGAAGTCCTGAAACCGGCGCTCGGCGAGGCCATCTACCGCGACGGCCTTCCGGCCTATTCGTATTAATTGAAGGACTCACGGCATGGGATTGCGCGACATCATCATCAAACGGGCTAAGGTCGAGTTGGCCGACGGTCAGAGCTTTGACGTTCGTGGCCTTGCGGCTATGGACGTTATGGCGTTGGTTCACACCCACGGCAAGGCGCTGGCCTTGGCCTTCGGGAAGGTTATGGCCCAAGGCAAGGGTCAACCGATCAGTGAAGAACTGGTGCGAAAGTTGTTGGCTTCGGTTGGCAGCGATGCCCCGGACGTGCTGGCGGCCATCATCGCTCTGGCCGGTGACGCCTACGACGAGAAGGGCATCCAGACGGCTGCCCAGCTCCCGTTCCTGACTCAAGTGGCTGCCGGGACGGCGATCTTCCACCTGTCATTTACCTCGGAGACCGAAGTAAAAAAGCTGGTGGACTCGCTGGCAACCGCCGCGACGGCGATCTCGGCGAGTCTGACCGGGACGACGATGCCTTCTCTGGATGGTATCTTGGCATCCGTCGCCGCGTGAGCCTCTGCCTAGCCCACGGCCACCCGGAAGCTTGGGCCTACCCTCTGGGGATGCTGGATGACGAGAGCAACCTGATTGTCGAACGCGAGAACGGCAGGATCGTGACGGAAGCCCAGACCTTGCAGCTTGGTATGGCCGGAATCCTATCGCCAAAGGCCGTTAAAGCCTTTACTGATCGGATCAGAGAACTCAATGTTCAGGTCAAACCAATAGCCGGTCTCTTCGACGGCTAAGACACGAGGAAGCAACTATGGCCCGTAAGGATGTCGATCTCGTAATCAGGGCCAAGGACGAAGCGGAAAACGTCGTCCGCGCGATTACCAAGGCCCTGAACGACTTTAATGGTGCGCAGAGTGCGGCGGCTGCCGGGTCCGAGAAAACTGATTCCGCGCTGGGGAAACTCGGTGCGGCGTTTGCTAGTCTTCAGAAGGCTGTTGGCGGCGCGTCTGTCGGTGCCAAGATCGCCGAAGAGATGGGCCGGGCTGAAGCTGCTGTTTCTCGCCTCGAATCGTCTACAGCCAAGACCAGAGAAGAATTGGCGAGGATGAAGTCTGAGGCCACGTCGTCCGAGGCTGCCTTATCCAGACTGACTGCGGAAGTTGAAAAGCAGGCCAAAGCGCAGGCCGATCAGGTCAAGGCCGTCGCCAAGGGCAAGACCGAGCTTGCCGCCCTGCGGCTGGAAATCAACACGCTGGAACAGGCCACCAAGGGCCTCGTCACGCAACAAACTAAGTTGCCGGAAACTATCGCCAAGCAAGAGGCGGCTATTGGTAAGACGGCGACTCGTCTGGCAGAATTGAACGGAGCGTATGCTGCGGCGGACAGTCCCGGCAAGACGCTGACGAATCAAATCGCTGCCACCAATACCCGGCTAGTCGAGCAGACCGCGAAGCTGGCGTCCTTGAAAGCTGAACTGGACGGTGTGGGGGTCAAGCTGGTTAAGACCGGCGAGGACATGGCGAGACTAGCCCAGAAGGCGTCGTCTGCGGAGACGGCGCTGAAAGGTCAGACGGACAATCTGGCAACGATCAAGAAGGGTTATACCGACGTATCGGCAGCGGCCCGGTCTGCGGCTCAGTCGCAAATTTCGGCCTCTGTTTCCGTCGAGAAGCTGACCGGCAAGCTGGCGAACGAAGAGGCCCAGCTTGAGACTGCCAAGGTTGGCCTTGTCGAACTGAGCAAGGCCGCCGGTCTGTCGAATGAGCAACTGTCGAAGCTGTCCAGCGAGGGCGTGTCCCGGCTCGAAACCACACTGTCCCGGCAGAAGGCGATCTTGGCAGGGGCCAAGGAACAGTATGCCTCGCTGTCGGCAGCCGCGCGGGAACTGGAAGCTGACATTGGCCGGGCCGGTGTGCCGACTCGGAAAATGTCCGAAGACTTCGCCATCCTGAAAGCCCAAGTGGCCGGGGCGGACGCGATCCTTCAGCAAGCCCGCGTGGCCTTTTTGGAGATGTCGCAGTCCTTCCGCACCGGGGAGAAAGACCTTCAGGGCCTCGAACAAATCGAGAAGGCTTTCATCGCCACGCAAGGCCAGATGTCGCAGGCGATCCAGTCCGCGACCACGGCCTATG